AAGAGAGGGTTTGCATTCTGATAACCACCGGCTTTGATGGCGATATCGACGAGTTGCATCAGTGCGTTCGCTTGTTCAGTCGTCAGTTCAATTTTGATCATGCGACAGGAGCTTCGGAAACAATGATTGGCTCGTCAATGACAACCGGAACCGGCGTCCAAGGAAGCGGAAGCGACACGACCGGAGCATTGGCCTGGTCAACAATCTCTTTCTCCACGCTCGCCTCGACAGACGCCTTATCAACACCGTTGTCCCAACACCAACCAAGAACCTGAGCCTCGGTCAATTGGTCGTACGGAGTGAAATCGCCGCTCGGAGGAGCAAACGAGACGCATCCGGTCAAAGCAGCATTAAATGCACCATCAGATCCACGGCAACTCCAGTTCGCCGTGATGACAACATCAGACAACGATGCCTCGGTCTTTTTGACCAAAAGCTGTTTGATGATCCAGTTGATTGAAATAGTGGTGGTCATAGAAGATTAAACCATGTAAAAGCCAGAAACAATAATGTTTGCAGCAGCATCCATCGCAACAGTGGTTTGCGCTCCACCACCGGATGGATATTGTACCAAATCGATTCGCGACCCACCGTTTCCAATGTATCCGTTCAAAACATTTGCGGCAGTAAGTGCAAGCCCGTCACAGTATCCAAAAGACATGGATGCAACATTGCCAGACACGGCGTTAGATGTAAACGGAAGCGCAGTAATAAGCATGGGTCCGGTGCCTGTGTGAGCGGTCCATGCAATAGAGATTGAAAACAAAACTCGGTTTCCGATTTTTGTGTAAAATCCACTTTGCTGCGTGTACACCCCAACACCAGCGGATGAGAAGCCAGCAATAACCGGAGTGAACGTGCCTTCCTCGTAATCATCGAGAGTGTTCACGTCGGTCGCAGCAACCTGCGTCGCCGGGAACGTGATGCCCGATTTAAGCTGGAGAACCCCACCGTTTGCGTTGACGGTCACAACGCCGACCAACAGATTTCCATTGCTGTCGATGCGCGCACGCTCCGCAGTCGAAACAGTGTCAGAAACGTAAAACAACAAACTTCCACGATTAGAAGCTGCTGCTTCCAGCAAACAGCCAATCCCAACTCCGAAGATTTGTCCGCCACCTGTATTTACAGGTTTGATCAGAAGAGACAGCTGGTCGTTGACCACGCCGGTTCCGCTCGACCCAATAATAAGCCCATTTACATTGACTCCTCGCGCAACCCCGACCTCAAATTTTACGCTGGGAGAAACTCCAACACCCAGGCCAGTTGAATTGAGCGTCATCCTCGTGCCGCCTGCACCGTCGTACCAACTGAACACGCCAAGAGGCGCAATCCGATACTGCGCCAGCGAATTGGCGGCAAATTCCAACGTGTTCGCAGCAGGCAGATACACGCCATTCGCCGGAATCGTGCCGCCAGTGACGGTCAACTTCGACCCCGACAACGCACCAACAACAGTCAACGCATCCGTCGTCTTGTCGTACGTCAACCCAGCGTCACCAGACAGATTCGTTCCGCCATCATTGAAGATGACCTGCGTGGTCGCACCAGGAAGACCGACACCCCCTCCAAGAGCCGTGTACAACTCGGTGAAGTTCTGGTTGGTGTAATCAAACGACGTCCGCAACGGTGTACCCGTCCCGTCGTTCGGAGCCGCGCCGATGTTGATGGTTTGTTGTGCCATAAAATTAGATGAATTCCGTCATGTCCGCAGTGATCATTGTCGAAGATGAATCGATAACCGTGTTGTCAGCAGTGATGTCCGCCGTTCCACCAAGAGTCGATGCCTCCCAAAGTAGGCCAAGTTCCAACAGAACCCTTTCACGCGGACTCTTGCACGAAGCTCCATAAGCCTCGTTGATCAACGCCAAAGCGTCCGCGCAGGAAATGTTAGCCATATCAATGGTCAGCCAAAATGAACCACGCGACACCGTTGGTCATAATGACCAGGCTGTTCCATTGCGGAGTCAAAACATGAGTTGCCGCTCCATCGATGGTTTCTGCCCCGTATCCATCGACCGTCACCGTGTTTGCGCCTGAATTGATGCGCTTGAAAGCATAGATACGACCCGGAACAAGCGCAGCAGAAGGAAGCGTCATCGTGATAGCCCCGCCAGTGGCATCGCAGATGAGCAGATAATCGCCGCTGACCACCGTGCCCGTGGTGGTGACGCTCCTGAACGCTCCTCGCGTCGCGCCACCACCCTGCAAATAAACAGCGATGCGATTCTCAAGAGCAAGCCTGGCCAACTCAAGCTCACGCGGAGAACGGCATCCAAGTGCCGCCATCTCGTTGATCAGCGTCTCCGCCTCGTCGCATGTGATATTTGCCATATTGATTTATCAGGCCATCGGACCACGACCACGCTGCATCACCTCAGCAATGAATCCTTCCCTGCCAGAAGCAGCACCCTCCACAACCTCCTCCTCAACCACCTCCTCCTTGCCCTTCTTCCCCTCGTACCCAGCAATAGGTTGGCCATCCACCTCCACCAACATCGCCTTGCCGTTCTTCTTCAACACGATGGTTGCCATCGTCTGAAACTTCTCGCCTTCCTTCAAGTTCTCGGGAACCTCGACACCCTCCGGAAGAATAAAATTCGGCATGAACGAAGCATTGCTTCATGCAATATCTTGTCAATACGAAAAACCCACCACCAGCCTTTCGGCCGATGATGGGCTGTGTCAATCCAACCTATCGATCAGGAGCAGATGATCTGGGTCAGAGCACCAGTGCAACGACGGAAGATGATCGTCATGCCCTGGTTCGTGAAGATCGGCTCCGGAGCATGCACGAACTCCGCGTAATGCTGGCCCTTCTTGTCGAGCGGATCCGCGCAGTCAACACTGAGCTTGTACGCACCCGTGACCCACTGCCACTCGCCCATGTAGTTGGTCGGCATCCAGGCCAGGTCACCGACCCGGTTCACAGGACGCACGATGTGACTCTTGAACACGTACGGAGTGACGATGAACGCACCCTCGTACGAAGCAGTCGTCCAGCTCGGATTGACGCTGAACACAGTACCCTTAGTACCAGCGGTGCTGGTGAACGGCTGGACGAGCGTGTACTTGCCACCGGCATAGCTGAACCGGGGCGGGAACAGATTCGGCACATGCCGGAAGTTCTTGATCACACGGTTCGCACCGATGCGCTTCAGCAACTCCGCACCAGCACCAGCACCCATCTCAGCCTGACGGATATCCTCGCGGAACGCAGGATTGTTCTGCGCGATACGCTGCGACGCCTCCAACCCGATGTACAACGGGAACACCGGACCATCGCTGCTGTACGAGATGAACCCGGAACTATCAGGATTCGTCGCGCCATTGCGGATGAGCGTCGCCGCCGCCACATCCAGCATCTCCTGGGTCAACTCCGACGTGGATTGGTTCAACGCCTGACCAGTGCTCACACCATCGATCCAAGGGAACTCGTTCACGCCCGACGGAATCGTCTCGACCTGCGTGAAACTCGAATCCGCGACCGCCTTGATGGCATACTTCGCGAAGATATTCTGATACCGAGTCTCCCAAGAACGCTGCGCCCGCACAGACAACTTCTCAAGATACACACGCAAGAACGCCTCGACACGATGGTCGAACGTCAGGTCGTCCTTACACAGCAACGGACCCTTGAGCGCGAAACGCTCAGGACTCCAGGTGACCGCGTTGTAACCGACCGGGACATCGTTGTACGTGACATCACACGCGCCAGCATTGCTTCCATCAGCCAACGTGATGGCCGACCAAGTCTCAGCCGCAGTCGGCTCGATGCTGGTCGTGGTGAACGAGGTCTGGGTCAAACCAGTGCCCTGCGGATACTCGCCGCGCTCGATGAGGTTGAGCCACATCGAACGATACGACGCGCGCTTATAGACATCCTGTGCAAGCGACTCCGTAGCCACCGCAAAGGCATTGAACACATTTGGACAAGCCATAATGAAAACTGTTTCCTGCGTTTACCGATTTTAGTGGGCCATCCATCCATCATCCAATGGACCGATATTCCCCACCACCACCAAACGCGGGCTGTCATTTCCGCTTAGACATTCGCATCCGATGACCAATCGTATGCAATCATTAAGGTCGATGGATGGATGAATCATTGGAACCTATTACTTTGTCAATGAGAATGTATCGTAGCTATCGCGTAGCTATCGCGTAGCTCGCTCTGCTCTGCGATATAGTTGCTGTTGCCGTAAAATAAACCAATCCTGTCCGGACGAACGATATCGCGCTTTTCAATGAACCCACGAAAATCGTAAGGGCCAGGGAACGTGCCGACCATCAACGCATACAAATCCACTCCATCAGCCTTTCTACCGCACCTCCGCGCATCCACCAGCAGCTTTCCAGCCCGATGCTTTGTCGTCTTCACATCGACACGCATACCATCAGACAGAACACAGTCATGCGACGGATGCGGAGGCGCACAATCAATATCCATGTCCGGATACACATTGAACAATTTACAAAACGCAATCTCTCCAGCCATCCCCTCCAAATCAATTATCGCGTCGTCAACAACTCCAAATTTCATTCTCGGAACATTGAAATTACGATTATTTTTGCCCCTGTGCTCTGCCAAGAAATTAGCAAGTTTACGCTCTGCAAGATTTAAAGATACAGTTTGACCAATCTTTACTTTATTTAATGCGTTCAAAATGATGGAAAATTTTTGAGGGGGGTATAGTAAACGACCCCCACCCCCAAAGGGGGGGCCGTCGTCGTTCCATCCCGTTCATTCTATCCCCTAGAAAAAGAATGCTTTATTTTATTGTTCCGCTTCAATTGTTTTACTCGATAGCGTGATATTGTCTAATCGATCCGGCATAGAGCCCAATAGGTTAATCGAGATTGATGCAGCTTCACTTTGATCCGACCAGCCAAATACTAATGCCGAACGCTTTGCTACAGAACCCAATATTTGTTCACGAGTAGACTCATCTTTGATACCTTCTAAATCGTAAGTATCAACTCTTTCTATTGTTGATATTGCATCAGCGGCTAGTTTAGAACGAACTAATGCGGAGAGGGATTCTAATGATTCTATTTTATTCTGTTTGCAAACGGTTTGCATTTCCCTCTTAACTTTCGTCAACCCCTCGATTGAAGCGCGCTGCGCTAGCGTCTTTTTGTTTATGCCTAGTTCGTCTGAGATTGCCTCCCACGTTGATCCGCCAAGGTACAAAGCTTTTGCTCGTTCCCATTCTGCCGGTTTGATTCGC